AATGGAACATTGACAACGGATATGACAACAACGAAGAAGGTCTTACAGAAATGATTCGTATGGAAGATATATCTAAAGGTCAAGTTGCTTTTATAGAAAGGTGGCGTAGACATGCTTCTTACTATTCAAACATAGGATTGAAGATGGACAAAAGTGATGTAGAGATGAAAATATATCGTCTTGTACAACAACTTTACCAACACAATGACAGTCGTAGATTTGTAAGAGATGTTGTGTATATGTTTGCTTTGCAAACAGAATTTAGATATAACATAAGTGAACATCAAATCAGAAAGATTGTTATGGCTAATGTTCCATTTGATGTACCAATTGATGTGCAAATGGAAGATGTAAGTTATGTTAGAACTCTAATCCATCGTGGATTTGAAAGAGTAAGAAAAGCTACATCTCATGCTCAACGATTGTCAATACATAAAAGTCAATGGCGATATGACTACGAAGAAGAAAAATGGAAAGTAAGAAATTACAACTTGACAAAGTCTATGCTTAGGTATCGTATATCCAAGATATACAATGCACTTGATGGACAGAACTATGGTGGCTCTTTGCGTGGGCTTCCTACTGAATTGCCGAGTAAATCTTATGTTGCTCCAAAGAGTAAACCAAAAGAAGAAATGACACCAGAAGGCTTGACTTTGCCTAAGGAACTAAGTGATGAGCTTAAGAAAGATATTATGGACAGAGCAGACCATAATCACAAGCGACACTTTGTTGACCATAGGACTAATGCAGGTGGTGTTCATGGTGTTGGTAACATACACAAGTTCAAGCCTAATGCTAGAGTACATAAAGCCATTAGAGAACTAAGGAAAAGAAATCACGATAGTGGTGTTGTGCCTAAGAATATGCACAGACTTACTACTGACCGAAAGGTATTTCAAAACAGAAAAACTGTTGCAGGTGGTAGTGTGATGATTGACTGTTCTGGAAGTATGGGCTTTAGTTCAAGAGATGTGCAAGAAGTTGTGGAGTTACTTCCAGCTAGTTGGATTGCAGGTTATACAGGTTATTCATCTAAGAGAGATGGATATGATGGCGATATCCGTATCATTGCAGACAATGGTAGGATTGATACAGAAGCTATCAGCGAACTAGCTATGCACGGAAACAACTCTGTTGACTTTGAAGCTCTTAAACTTCTAGCAGAAAAACCAGAGCCAAGACTTTGGGTTAGCGACCAACAAGTCATTGGTGTTGATGACAATGGTTATCCTTGTACATTAGCAACAGACAAACTTAAAGAGATAGAAAGGTTTGTATTATTGAATAATATTATACCTATCAATGATATTGATATGGTAAAGAAGGTAGCTAAACAGCTATCAGTAAAGAAATAATCTAGTCGCTCTCTCTTCTAGAATATTTCTGCCGTGTAAAATAGGCGAGTGTTTCGGCACTCGCCTATTTTTTTTATTTTTTTCTTATGCATATGCATATGCAATTATTTCAAATATCCTTGCAATTAAAATACAATCACGATATGATTACCTTATGACAGATACAAATAAAGAACAGGTAATTGAAAATCTTATTTCCAATGCTACTCAAAAGACTAGGGGTGGTATGGACACTTGGCTAAATCGTATGCCGAAAGAAGCAATTCCTTTCATAGAAACACTAGCAGACAGGGTTGAAAATCACGGACAAAAGGCTAACGCACGAGTTGTTGCTGAGATACTAGAAGAACAATACGGCTTTACAGTATCACGCAGTAGAGTACGAGTGTGGCTAGTAGATTTAGAGAAACGCTATGCCCAAAAAAATTGACACGGAACTAGCAAAGCTGATAGCTGAAGCTGAAAGCGATAAGATAAAAGATTTAAAAGATACCAATGCAAGATTACTCAAACAGATTGACAAACTCAAAGACAAGAAAGCCGATATGGTAGAAGCCGTATTTTCTGGTGCTAGAGATGGTATGAGAACGCTTGAATTTCCAGATATCACAACTCCCAAACTCCAACACAAACCAAAAACCCAAACTGAAATTTGTGTGCCATTGCTCTCTGATATCCAGCTCGCAAAGAGAACCCCAGACTACGACACTTCTGTTGCAGAGGTACGAGTAAGAAGGTATGCAGAAAAGATAGTAAAACTTACAGAAATACAAAGAGCTACTCATAATGTAAATAAATGTGCAGTACTTGCATTGGGTGACATAGTCGAGGGTGAACTCATATTTCCAGGACAGTCACATTTAATAGACAGTTCTTTGTATAGACAAGTTACTGTTGATGGTCCAAGAATATTACATACATTTCTATCTATCTTGCTAGAAAATTTTAAAGAAGTAGAAGTATATTGGGTTATTGGAAATCATGGAGCTTTAGGTGGTAGGTCTAGAAGAGACTACAATCCTGAGACAAATGCTGACAGAATGTTAGGAAAAATTCTTCAAACAATGTTTGCAGGGGAAAAACGAATCAAGTTTATTATCCCTGAAGGTGTTGACAACCACTGGTATACAGTTGCAAGACTTGGTCCAAAAGCCAAGTTTTTTTGTTTTCATGGAGATAATATTCGTGGAACAATGGGTGTACCTTTTTATGGTTACAACAAAAAAATACTGGGCTGGAAAGCTCTTGCATCACAAGGATTGATGGAAGACTTCACACACGCAGTCTGTGGACACTATCACACACCAACATCTTTGTACATCAATGATGTTCGTGTATGGGTAAATGGTTCTACAGAAAGTTATAACAGTTATGCACAAGAACAGTTAGCAAGTATGGGTAGACCTTCACAATTTTGTTTATTTGTGAAACCTACAAAAGGAGTTACCGCTGAGTATCTTGTGAACTTGGAGGAATAAATGAATGATACAAAAGTAGTTGCTGTTGAATTTGCAGGGGTTGGTAGTATACCTCAGTTTATTGTAAAAATTAATGGCAAATATGAGTACATACCAGTAAAACTTGGTGTGAATCCTATTGATTCATTACAAGAAGAAGAATAAAAGCTAATACAAAAGGAGAGTGGAATGGCGAAATTCAACTTAGAAGACTATGAATTAGTCGAAGATAGACTAAAAAAATATTGGAAAGAAAATCCTGAAGGACGTATAGAAACAAATGTTGTACATATCACTGATGATGGTTCATGTGTAACCATAAAAGCAGAAATTATGGACAATGATGGAAGACTTGTGTCTACAGGTATTGCACAAGAGACAAAAGGAGATGGTTTTGCAAACACTACATCTTGGATGGAGAACTGTGAAACATCTGCAATAGGTAGAGCATTAGCTAATTGGAAGTATCAAGGAAGTAAAAAGGCAAGACCGAGCCGTGAAGAGATGGCAAAAGTCCAGAGAAATTCAGTAACGCCAACCACTGATACCAAGAAGAAAGCAGAGGAGTCCGTGGCTGATTCCTCTGCTCCTTCTGAAGATGACATAATTATTGTTACAGAGGGTTCAATGACACCTCAATGTTTATCTTGTGGTAGTGAACTATGGGATAACAGACAAGACAAAGCTAGTGGTAAGGTTAAAAAAACATATCCTGATTGGAAATGTAAAGATAAAAACTGTACAAGAATTTGGTATATAGACAGTTATGCAAATGACAAAAAAGCTCCAGAGCAATGGTATATGCCTGAAATGCCTAAAGCAAAATCATTAGATGATATTAAAGAAGGAGAAGTTCCGTTCTAATCTAGCAAGAGCCAAGGAAGAAAGGATTAAGACCTTGGCTTTGCTACTAACCTACTTACTAATTTGTTTTTTGGCGTATGTTTTCACGACTGCAAGTGCAGCACCACCACCAGCAAGAGCAGCTAACTGAATAGTTTCAGCTTCTACACCTACTAATGGAGCAACTGTCAATGCACCGATGAACGCTTCAATGAAGGTCCATGCAGTTCTTTCCAACATGTCTTTGAGGTCTTCACTCATTTTATAACTCCATGCATCATTCCAAGGAGTCCACCATAAGTCCTTCTTGAACTTACCCTCTTGGTCTCTTTTTCTATTATTTTTTTCAAATAAATCTGACATTATGTAATATTCCTACCGCTAAGTTTAGCATTTAAAACTTTTATATTACCGCTAATCTCTTGTAGTTTCTCATAAACATCATTAGGTTCTTGAGGTTCTAGCTGTATTTTGCTGTATTCTATAGTGACTTTGTTACCTATCAATAATTGTTTTGCAACTTTTTCATATAGTTTCATGTACGCATTTTTACTGCTTCCAACCATCCCATTAAAATTAACGTCTAAATCTTGTTGAGTGTCACCAACTATAAGACAACCTGATGTGTGTTCGTCTGTATTCCCTGTATGAATTAAGATATATTCAAATCCTGGTACATCTTGTAGCCAAAGCATTCCATAATGGTCTGCTCCATATCTTTGTTGATATCTTGTATGAAATCCACCTACAGTTCTAAACTTTATTTCGTATGTTCCTTCTGGTATGCAAGTTTCATGCATAACTTTTACTGCTTGATATTGGTCTTCGAGTGTATAACATTCAAATATACCATCAATAAATAGTAAGCCATTTGTTGCATCTTTGCCAAGTTGAGTTCTCACAACCTGTAATTTCATTGTCCACCTCCTATGGATTATTCTTTTCTAAAACCAATGGTTAGTAACCATACAGCTAATGTTATTATAGTAGCTAATCCTGTCACTTGTTGTGCAGAGCCAGTAAGTGTCAACGTAGCAATAATCAAGCCTACTAAAGTCCAACTTAAATTAAGTGTTTCTTTAATTGCTTGTACTAACCATGACCATAACTTATTAATCATAATGATTTCCTAAATACAAAAGCTGCCATAGTAGCTATTCTAGTCAGAATAACTGGCACTACCACCTCTTGAGCTTTTTCTTTTTGGTCTTGTGTCATATCATCTCCTATACTTCTAATACTTATATCTTCAAAATCTATATCTACAAATGTTTCTATTGGATTTTCTAAGAATGTTTCGAACTGTACTTCTGTAACTACATCAGCAAGTGTATAGTTTTCTACGTCTGCATTCTCTACAGCTCTTTCAACGTACTCTTCAACAGCTTCTGCAACAACTTCATCTTCTTTTACAGCCTCTGCAATAATCTCTACGTCTTCTGTTTGTACCTGCAATACCTCTGCAACTACTTCAACCTGCTCCTCTGTGAGCTCTTCTATCTCTTCTATAGCCTCTTCTACAACAGCCTGAACTATCTCTTGTACTTCTTCTGTAGCTTGTTCTAGGTTCTGTACACCTATGTCATTAACTTCTTCTAATACCTCTACAACTTCTTCGGTGTCGAGTTCTTGCACAAAAGTTTCAATTGCTTCTTCGATTTCTTCATCTGATAAATCTTCTTCTTCTATATCAGGTATCTCTATTATTTCTTCTAACTCTTCAATCTCTTCTTCAACCATCTCTTCAGTAAGTATCTCCTCCAACTCTTCGGTAATATCCTCCAGTGGTTGAACTTCAGGTTCTGCAGTGTCATCTCTTCGTATATCTTTTTCATTTGGCTCATCTTCTATCTCCTCAAACTCTGTATCAAAGTCATCTATGTCTATATCTATATCTTTTATGTCTTCTATAATTATAATCTCTACCTCTTCAAAAGTTTCTAAGTATTCTTCAACTTCAAGGACTGTATCATTAAATTCACGGATTTCTTCATCAATATTTTCTTCTTCATCTTCTTCATATTTGGGTTCATCTTTATATCTATTTTCATCAACATCAGGTATATCAACATCATCAGGAAGCTCTTCTCCGTCTTCAACCATATTTTCTTCATCAATGATTTCAATATCATATTGTTCTAAATCTCCTCTTTCAATTTGTTCATCAGTTAATTCTACACCATAGATTTCAAAATTTTTTTTGCGTTGATTATCTCTTTCTACTGTACCATCATCTATCTCATGTTGTTGATACTCTGCCTCTTCTCCATTGTCTAATATAACTACAAATGTCTCTGGTTCAGGTGGAGGTGGAGGTATGTATGGCTCTGGCTCTGGTTCAGGTTCGGGCGGTGGCGGTAATGTAGTAGTCGTGGTTGTTGTTGTAGTAGGTTGTATATATTTAAATGATATATTATCTAACAAAGACCAGTCATTTATTGTTATGGTAAAACTTTCTATAAATGTTTCAAGAGTATCGTATATGTTATAAACCACATCTTCAAACATATTTTCTATATCTGTATTGTCCTGACCTTCAAGAACATTTTCTTGTGTAGTTTCATCAGTGTGTGTATATGTAACTGTGCCGTCATTATTTAATGCACCAATTCTAAAACCTACTTCATATATATCTATTTCTAGTTCTTCTTCATCTACTGTTGTTGTTTCAGGAAGAGTAAATGTATAGTCATTACTATCATTTCCATGTTGGAAATAATGTAAGTTCATATGAAAGTCTTCCATACCACAACAATTCCAATTACCATTGCTGTGTTTATCGTCTATTTGTATATTATTTTCTACTTCATTACCCTGACTATCTAGCTCATCTTCAGGAATAATTATGTCTGTAGTCTGTTCATAAGTTTCAGGAACAGTTGTAGTAGTAGTTGTTGTAGTGTTATCTTCTGGAACAGTTGTAGTCGTAGTTGTTTCCTCTGGTCCATCAAATGTTTCTATTTCTTCGACTTCTCCTGGGATAGTCGTAGTAGTAGTATCAGGTACAGTAGTGGTAGTAGTAGTTGTAGTATTATCTGATTCATTTGCTAAAGCCGATAATGGCATAACAATAAGTGATAGTACTAACCACCATTGCAACAGCCGTGTCCGCAGCATTCCATATAACCTCCTACATTAGTGCGTTGACTAACACCACCAATGCAGAGCCTGCAACCAACCAACCACTTAGTTCTTGTCGTGATATCTTTGAGTTTACTTTTTCGTGAAGTAAATCAATTCTCTCGTTTGTTTTTTCTTGCGTTTCAATAATTATGTTTAGAAGTTCTTTATTTGTATAGCCATTACCATTCATTGTATCCAATCCCAATCTTCCTCTATATAGTTATCAGGTATTTTTGGTGTAGCAAAATTATCTAACCATGTCAAAAAGTTTTTAATAAAGTATCCTAATACAAATCCGATTACATAATCCATCAAGGGATTATATCACAGATTTACTCAGGCTTTGGATTATCAGATTTTACTTTTGCTATTGCATCTTTCCAAGTAGTTGTACCATTTACTGCATCCCAATATTGCATATCTAATTGGTCACCTGTACTTGGGTAAGCAGCTTGTCTTGCAGAAATGTAACCATATTCTTGTTGTTCCCATTTGTAATTACCAAGGTCGATTTTCTTTTGTGCGTAATCTTCCTCAGATAATTCCATAACAACACCATTAACTGATTTATTAAGAGGCTTTGATGCCTCTACTTCTGCGTCTGCTTGTGCTTGTAGCTCTTCTTTTGTTGCCATAATATCTCCTATGTTACCATACTATTCTATTTGTTGAGTCCATAAAGTTTAAATGTTCCTGCAGCAAAGTTAGCAGTATCTTCCCAAAAAAATTGAAAACCATCTGTTGCTTGTTGTTCCTTTAGAACTCCTCCACCATCCCAACCCATCAATCTTGTATTAAAATCAAATCCATTTGTTTCCATTGTTACATAACTATATGCACTCGCATCAGCAAAATTAAATGCAAGTATTTTTCCTGAACATGCTTCTCCTGTAGAAGTTCCTTGTCCTGATATATTTACATCTAAATGAGTTTCGCCTGTATCTCCTCTAACTACAGCATCTTGGTCAGACCTTAATTCATGTATTGCATACTCATAATTTGCACTACTATCTGCAGTACCACTTACAGTAAATCTAAATTGTAAATCTTTATCATCTGCATCAGCTATAACATTATGAAAGAGTAACATATAGACATCATAGGTACTATCAATTCCTGTAAGTGTAGCTGTTGCACCACTTGTTACAGTTGTTTCACTAATTTTTACTAAACTACCTGCCATTATTTTACTCCAAAAACATTTACTGTAACAAAATTAAAAGTATTTGCACCACCACCGCCTGCAAGAAATTGAATACCTGAAATAGTTTCTTGTGACCTATGTACAACCTTACCTTTATACCCAAACAAATCCCCACTTGAACTTGTACCACCTGCATTTTGATTAATTATATAAGTAAATTTACCACTATCAAAAGGGTCAAAAATTGTAGCAGTTCCTGCTCCACCAAAATCTTGATTATAACCCCACTGCCAACTTGTACCTGTTGGCGATTCATTATCAAAAAAGGTGTTATAACTTCTCATAGCTACTGCTGCGTTTGCATATTCACTATCAGAAATAGCAGACCCTCCACTATCAAGTAATCTTCCTGCAATATAACCTGTGCTTGATTGACCTTCATATTTATAATTTAAAAAATAAATATTATATGAAGCAGAAAATATATCAGAACAATTAAAAGTATCTACACCATCTCCACCATCTATTGTTGTTATAAATTCGTAATGTGTTGCCATTATGCAAACCTCAATCCATATAATGAAAAAGTTCCTGATGCCATATTATCACCACTTGTTATCAATTCGAAACCACTTACTTGGTCATTGACACGATAAACACCTGAAGAAAAATTAGAGTTCATGTTACCATCTTTATTTATATTAGTATATTGTGTTGTCATAAAAGTAAATTGAGTGCTATCACCTGCACCATAAAGATAACAATATCCATGTGCTGCCTCTCCTGTATCAGTTCCAGTGTTATATATTTGCCACATTTTTGTATCGCCTGTTGATTTTAATTCTGAACTTGTAGAGGCAGTATTTCTTTGCATTGCATATTCGTAACTACTACTGCTTATGGTAGAACCATCAACTTGAACTCTTAAACCTATATGTCTGTTATCTACACTTGGTATGTAATTAGTTATAGTTAAAAGGTGCATGTCATAAGTATCTGATTTCATATCGCTAAAAGTTACAGTTGAAACAGCACTTGAAATTGTTTGTGTTTCTATCAATTCCAACTGTCCATACTTTGTAAATTTATTTTCATTATCTAATTCAATAATTTGATTAGGTGATAACACACCTTTGTTACTTCTAAAGGCTTGTGTTACTGCATTTTTTGGTATATAAGAACTCATAATTTATGTTACCTCGTATAAGACAAATTTGCCTTTATCTAAATTTCCACTTGTTGCAAAAATTTCAAAACCATCTACAGATGATGCTTGTGTATATACACCACTTCCTATTGCACCTGCAAGTTTTGATATAGATGTCCAATAAGAACTTTCATGTTGAAACATTGTGTGTTCATTACTATCAAAAGCGTTATAAATAGTTAGAACTCCATTTTGTTGTTCTTGTGCAGGAGTACCTATTTGTGCTAAAAAGAATTGAGCTGCATTTGCAGTACCACTTTCAGAAAATGTTGCGTATGCTTTCAAGAAACTATAACTAATATCATACTCACTATCAGTTTGTGATGTACCACTTTCTGTTACTCTAAAGTTCAAAGGTTGATTATCTGTAGCTACTTCTACATCTGTCATAACTAAAATATATGGATTGTTTGTATTGATAGCAAAGTTATGGCTACTACTACCACTTGACCCTGCACCAATTTTTACACTTGCTACAGCACCTGATATTTCAAAGTAATCTCTTTCAACTAATCCCATTAGATAGTATTCTCCCTATATCCATACACCATAATTTGTCCACTACTTACACTTGCTCCCATGTTTAGTTGTATACCATCAAATGCTTTTGTTACTGTATAAGCAGCCATGTATTTTTGATACCTCTGTATTCCTGAGTAAGCAGAACCACTATTACCATGTATAAATGTATAACAACTTGCCTTTGCAGGGTTGTGTATATAAAAACTAGCGAATTGTGTTTCAGGTGCTTGGTCAGTAAAATAAGCAAACATATTACTAAAAGAACTTCCATTCTCAGTTCTTTCATCTGTAAAACTTGTATTAGGTGCTAAAAATGCAAATGCAAAATCGTGAACACTATCAGTTGCAGCTATAGAACCTTGCAATAATCTACCACCTATTGTTCCATGCGTTGTTCCATCAGTAGAAAGACCATTGGCAGTAACCTTATATGTTGTATATTCTGTTGTAAATACTTCTTCAATATTTACTTGGGTAACTGCTGAGGTTATATTTTCTTCATGTAAAAGTCTTAATGCACTCATGTTATCGTTTTATATCCATATAATACAAATTCTCCTGTTAGTGTACCACCACCACCACTTAAAAATCTAAAAGCATTGTGAGTTTCTGCAGTACCATAAGAAGCTGAACCATGTGTGGTTAAAATAGTTCCACCAGTATCTATACCTGTGCCTCTATAATCTACAAAAGTATATCTATCGCTTTTGTCATGATTATGTATTGTAACAAAAAAGTTTTGTGTTTCATTACTTGATGCACCACCATTTCCAAAAACCCATTCTATTTGATTAGCACTTGTGCTTTTTGATGTATCAGCATTTCCTGCACCATCAAAAATCATTACTGCATAATAATAACCTGATGCTCTAAAGTTACTTCCATTGTCATTAGAAACCCTTAGATAACCTGTTCCATCTCCTGATGGGGTAATACTATGTCCATAAATTAGTAATTGTTGATATTGATGAACACTATCTATATCTGTAAAGTCTACATTAGTTGCACTACTTGCAGATACTGTTTTTAATTTTTGTAAAGAACCACCAAGTTGTCCTAAAGATTCTAATTCTCGAACATCATTTACAGTAAGAATACCCTCATTCTTCTTTTGTTGTTTTATCTTGGTAGAAGTATCTCCCAAATATCCAAACGGCATTGGTTACTCCTAATCTGTTATTTCAAGATAACTTACAAAAAATTCTATATCACCTGTTGCAGATGCTAATGCTTGAATTTTATCAGTAGCTTCTAAGACTAATTTAGATGTACCTAGAACATCAAGTGATGTATCTGCAGGTACGCTCATTGTCTTTGCTAAATAACTATCTCCTGAAGAACCATCAACTACTCTTACATCTACAGTAGCATCATTAGTTCCATCTACATTAGTTGCTCTAAGTGCTAAAACGATTGCTGTATGGTTTGCATCTAAAGCAGGTACTAAATCTGCTAGTGATGTTGTGCCATCTAGATAACCATTTTTGAATACATTTGCCATATTATTCCTCTTATCCTAGTGCTATTATTAATCCAATATCTGCAAAGCCTTGACCATCTACGAAGTCTTTGACTGCTGCTGATGTTGGAATTGTTGTATCGTTGTCATTTGATGAAATACCTTCTGATTCTGTGACAAGTGTACCTGCAGCAATTTCTGATGCAGTTACTTGTACAGTAAATGTAAGGTCGTATGGGTCACCATCTGTACCATTATCAGTATCTGTCCAGTTGATGTCAATACCACCACCTTCAACAAACTTAACTTCTCTTGCTGTATAAACTCCTGATGCGACAGCAGGGTTAATTGTTACCTCTGTACCATCACCATCTTCTAATACGAAACCTTGTTGTATAGCATCATGTGCCTCATCAAAATGTTGTTTTACTACAGCTAATCTGACCTTTGTACCTGAGGCGTGTGTTGGGTCAGTTCCATGCTTTGAATCAATATCTCTAGTTACAGTAGCGTTAGTGTGGTCTGTTCCTGATGACCATAAAACTACCTCTCTGTTACTGTCATTATCAGGGTCTATAACCAAATAAACAGGTGCATCTACACCTGGGTCTGCTGATAAATTGATTGATGTACCACCACTTGCTAACTGTGCTGCAAGTGTAGTTTCAAAAGCGTTTACTAAATTAGTCTCTCTTGCTACCATATCTCTCCATTATACACATATTT